GGGGTTGTTCGGTGCTGCAACAGGAAGCTTAGATATGTTACCAGAATTTGCATTTAGATGTAAAGATTGGATTATGGCATATATTATGTTGTGCCTTAAAGACAGATATAAATTATTATTTGAAGATATAAAAAAGGTTGAAACTGGAACCAGAATGGGTACTAAAGCAGCTGAGTGGTCTATGAAGTTGAGATTACATGATATTTTTTCACCACATATGCCTATATATACTAATATCCAAGATTTTAGTGAATTTATATATTATAAATATACCATGTCAAAAGCTCCATTTAAATCTCAAACAGAAACAATAAAAAATGCAAAAAATTGCCTAAAACCTTTAAAAGCTTTTACTGATAAATATTGTAATGGAGGAAAAGAGAGAATGAATTATGAAAGAATGATAGAAAAAACGGCAGTACCATTTGATCCTAACTTACAGAAACATTTTGATCAATTGATGGAAGACAACCATGGTTATACCAGAGAGTTACCTTACACACAAGGCTTATTTGCCTCAGGACTTCTTAAAAGTGTGACAAACAGAACAGTTATTGAAAATAAATACAAATCAATTTTTGACAAAACCATAACAACTTTAGCTTTGCCCACTGGAATGAGAGGTGATATATTAAACCAAGATTTCTTTGGCAGAAAAGGTTATGAAGTAGTTTATGATCATGTTTTTGAAAATAATGGAAAAGAGTTTTTTGACCAAGTAGAAGAGCTTATAGGTGTGTATGAGAGTGAAAGTAATTCTGTCACATATAAGTTATCTGACAATAAATCAAAGAAAAAATTAGAAAATATGAATATATCCAGAATTGAAGAAATAGAATCATTAATTAAAGAGAATTGGGGTGAAATTTTCTTCCATGTAGTAGATAAAGTTCAATGGGGTGGTGGTAGAGAAATATTCGTTATGAATTATAATTCAAAATTGTTTACTAGCACATTTGAATCTTTTTTTGCATGGCTGTCTGAACTAACACCCAACGAAATGATTAGTATATCTAGTGGAAAAAGAACAAAATGGATACATGGAAAAATTATGGAGAGTGTACCTACACATATCAAAGGAGGAAAAAAATTCTTTTTAACAATGGATTGTAGAAGATGGGGACCTGAAATGAATTATACAAAGTGGACTAGTTTTATAGCAGGAATGGCAGATGTGTTGCCCTCACAATTTATGGAAACATTTACTTATTTCTTTTCAAAATATTATGATAAAAAATATATTTTCAGGACAAAAACTATTAATAGTCTGGAGAAAAATAAAAGATTCCATGATGAAAACGGATTTATCTATAAGGACCTTAGGCAAACTGAATACATACCAACCGAGGATCTATACTATTTTAAACAGGGAAATATGCTTAAATTTAGTAACATCAAAATATACAACAGATTGGATGCAGAGCAGAAAAAAACTATAAGCATGGATGACATGGATTTAGACTTCAAAGATATATCTGCAGGCGGC